AAGTCTTCTTCCGATAGATCGTAATGGAGCTGTGATTGCTATGCGACCATGCGCGCGGTCTGGATGTCCGGCAATCGTCGATCGGGGTTACTGCGACGCATGCAGGCCATTCAGTGAGCAAGCCATCCAGGAGCGTCGGCGCGGTAGCGCGGCGAGCCGTGGATATGATCGTCACTGGCAGAGGTTCCGCACATGGTATCTAGCGCGCCATCGTCTCTGTCAGGACTGTGAAGCCAAGCCAATTCCACTGTACGTGGCTGCAACGGATGTGCATCACGTGAAGAAGGTAGGCGAGTACCCCGAGCTGAAGTTGGTCGAGGACAATTGTATGGCTCTTTGTCACGAATGCCACAGCGCAAGGACTTTCCTCGGTCAGTAGTGCCGGTCGGGCGGGTAGGGGGTATCAAATCCTTCCGACCATGGCGCCGTAGACCGTAGCATACCGTCAAAGACGCTTCCACATAATTCAAAGTTTTTAGGTTCAGCAGATTCGCCGTGATCGATTGCAATTATCACTGGCGAATGGGCTGGATAGCGCCACAATGACCCGCCCTGACCTCGCAAAGGCTTGGAGGTCTCCAATCGAGGTAGCAAATGCCCAGGGGCCGACCTCCCAAGCCGCTAAAAGTTCTTGAGATGTCGGGGGCCGTACGCAAGAACCCAGGCAGGTACCGCACACGGCGAGCAGCCGCTAAGAAGCTTCCGTCGTTGGGCCCCCCTCCCGCTGAATGGACCGTGGGCAAAGATTCAAACGGCCGCTTGGCCCACCTCCTCAAGATTTGGGGCGAGATCGTTGACCAGGATACCGCCGCGCTCCGCGTGCTGAATGTTTCGCATCGCATGCTAGTGAAGAATACCTGCCTGCTGCAGTACAAAGTCGAGCGCGCCAATGAAGGCTATGGCAAGGCGACGTCGGGAGACTACGCGCAGATCGAAAAGAATCTTGCCAAGATGGGCATGACACCTGCCGACAGCGCGCGCGTCGCGGAAGCGGTTCGCGTGCCCGATCGCGAAGCCGGTGCAGGGCGTCCTAGCGCGAGCTGGGGCGAATACGTTGGCTAGAAAAAAGGTTCCCGAAAAGTGGCTGGCTTACGCCGAGAGCGCCACACAATACGCTCGCGACGTCGCTGAGGGTCGCATTCCCTGCTGTAAGTGGGTGCGCTTATCCGGTCAGCGGCATCTCGATGATCTTGCCCGCTCGCGGGGCAAGGACTTCGAATACAAGTACGATCCAGTTCGTGCCGGCCGCGTCTGCGCCTGGATGGAGCGCTTCCCTCACGTCAAAGGGAAGTGGGCGCGCGGCTGGCAGCCAATTCACCTCGAGCCATGGGAGCTCTTCATTGTGTGTTCCATCTTCGGATGGGTGCACAAGAAAACCGGCCTGCGACGGTTCACTGAAGCCGATGTCCTGGTACCACGCAAAAATGGGAAGACTGTTCTCGCCGCGCTGATCGCTTTGCGGATGTTCGTGGCCGACGGTGAGCCTGGCTCCGAGGTCTACTGCGGCGCGAGCGATCGGAAGCAAGCCAAGGAGGTTTTTACTCCAGCGTCGCGCATGGCCAAGCGCGCCGAGGGCTTCAAGGAATATCACGGCATCACCTTCGCCAAGGAGTCGATGTATGTCGCCGACGATGGAAGCAAGTTCGAGATCGTCATCGGCAATCCAGGAGACGGCGCGAGCCAGCATTGCTGGGTGCTCGATGAGTACCACGAACATCCCACCGATGAGCAATACCAGACGGCGCGCACCGGCGCCATGTCGCGCGAGCAACCCCTGGTGCTAGTCATATCGACGGCGGGGTTCGATATGGAGTCGCCCTGTCTCGAGCTGCAGCGTAACCTCGAGCAGGTTCTGTCCGGCGACATTACGGATGATCGGCTCTTTGGCATCATCTATACCGTTGATGATCCCGAGAGCATCGTCGAGATCGACGGAAAGAAGGTTCCGCGCTGGACCACGGTTGAAGCGGTTCGCGAAGCCAATCCGAACTTTGGCGTAAGTGTCCTTGAAAATAACATTCTGTCCGATCTGCGCCGCGCGATTCAGCGGCCGAATCTGCAGAACAGTTTCAAGGTCAAGCATGAAAATATCTGGACCAATGCGCGCGAAGCATGGATGAACATGGAGGCCTGGAGAAAGCAGGCCGACTCAACTCTTTCCATTGATGATTTCTTTCATGCCCCCTGCTACGAGGGATTCGATCTGGGAGCTCGGATCGATCTGACCTCGCGCTGCAAGATCTTTGTCCGTTGGGAAGACGACGGCAAAAAGCACTACTACGTTTTTGGCCGGCACTACGTGCCGCTCGACCGGGCCAACGATGGGGAGCACCAACACTATGAGCGCTGGATCAAGCAAAGCGATGCACTTGAAGAGCCGCACCGGTTCTTCATCGGTCACCCCGGCCCGGAGATTCAACTCGCCTTCGTACAGAAGGAAGTGAATGCCGAGCTGGACCGCTACAACTATCAGCGCTTGGGATTCGATCAACACCAGGCGCTGCAGATGGAGCAGGAGTACAAGCTCCGTCTGGGGCAGGATGCGCAGGGCAACGATAAGGTTCTCGATATTCCGCAAACGTGGAAGTATCTTGACCCCGCAATGAAGGAAGTTGAGGCCGCGGTCCTTTCAGGCAGGCTGCACCACAACGGCGATCCCGTTCTTCGTTGGGCAATCAGCAATGTGGTGGTCAAAGAGGACGCAAACGAAAACGTCTTTCCCCGCAAGGAAAGCCGCAACAACAAAATCGACCCGGCCAGCGCACTCCTCAATGCCATGTACCTGGCTCTTACCGCTCCACCGGTGCGCAGGTCGATCTATGAAGAGCGAGGCATTCTAAGCCTATGAAGCAAACCATGATTCGCGATCTTTTCGGCTTGGCAGGCTGCGCTCTGATGGCTCTGGGCGCAGGAATGATCTATCGCCCGGCCGGTATCATTCTCGGCGGCGCATTTCTTCTGGTGCTCGCGCTTTTTGGCTTCAGCCCTGAAAAGAAAGCCGGCGACTGATGGGCATCTTCGGCAACATCCGCAATGCGATCGCTGTCGATGGTGACTCGATCGCGCAGCCTACAGGCTGGCTGCAGCGCCTCATGTCTCTGACTCAGACCTCATCGGGCATTGTGATCCATGAGGCCAATGCGCTCACGGTCGGCGACGTCTATAAGTGCGTCAATGTCATCGCCGAAACCGTCGCCATGATGCCCTGGAAGATGTTTCGCTCCATGGATCCGCGTGGCCGCGAGGAGGCGAGAAAGCACCCGCTCTATTTCCTTCTCCACGACGAACCGAACGAGCGGATGACGTCGTTCACGTATCGAATGACGATGGTCTATCACCTGCTCATCTGGGGACGTCATGCCAGCTATATCGAGCGTGATGCGTCGGGAAAAGTTGTTGCGCTCTGGCCGCTTCGTCCGGATCTCTTCTATTGGCAGATCCGCGACGGAAAGATGTGGTTCTACGTCTCCACCATGGACGGCATTCCAGAGCAGTTCTGGGAAGACGAGATCTTGTACATTCCAGGGCTCACCCGTGATGGATACAACGCCTACTCGCCGATCGGGTTGCATCGCGAGACACTTGGCCTCACCAAGGCGCTGGAAGTATTCGGAGCCACAGTATTTGGCAATGGATCTATGCCGGGAGGGTTTCTCAAGACTCCGGGCAATCTTTCCGCGGATGCTGCCAAGCGCCTGAAGGCTAGCTTCGAAGAGAAGCATCGCGGGCTCGATCATTCTCACCGCCTGGCCGTGCTTGAAGAGGGCTTGGACTATACTCCCAACCCCATCGACCCGGAGAAGGCGCAGTTCATCCTCAGCCGTCAATTTCAGCGTGCGGATGTTGCCGGCCTCTTGCGCGTACCTCCGCACAAAATCGGTGACCTCAGCCGGTCGACCAACAACAACATCGAGCATCAGGATCTGGAGTTCCTGCGCGACTGCATTGCCCCACGGCTGGTGTGTATTGAGCAGGCCTGCAACCGCTCTCTGCTGCTGCCGCGCGAAAAGGGCAAGTTCTTCAACGAATTCGATGTCGATGGCATGATGCGTGGCGATACCGCGGCGCGCACAGCTCACTGCAAAGACATGTTCTTGATCGGCGCCTATTCCGACAATGACGTTCGGGAGTATATGGGCAAGAATCCGATTGAGAACGGCGATCGTTACTATATTCCGCTCAACATGGTGCCTACCGACCAGGTGGGCATTGAGGCGAACAGCTCCGATCTGGACGAAGACGCCGAGTCTTCAGTGCCTTCGGTTGACGCACGTGCGAAGGCTCTGCGGCGTGCCAAAAATGTCAATCTGCGCTTCTTTCGCGATGCGATAGGACGTGTGCTTCATCGCAATCCGTCAGAACGCGCAAAATATGCCGCAACAGCCTTTCTACAGCCGGTTTTGAATGTAATTCAGTGTGTTTTGGGCGATATTTCACCGGAAATGGAAGCTTTTGCGGCGCTTTATGCGGCCGAAATCGGCGAATCTTCCGCCGGATGGAAGGAAGAATCCGCCGAAATTCGGTCCAGTAATGAACTCGATCTCTGTATTGACGCAGTGTTAAAAAGGAGCGCGATCTGATGCCTCATACAATGAAGCGTATTTTTGCCGCCGCCGTTGCCGGAACCACCCTCGAACTGCTCGTTTATGACGAGATTGGCGAGAATTATTGGACCGGCGGGGGCGTAACCGCTACGTCGGTCGCCGATGCCATCAAAAGCGCCGGCAACTTTGATCGCATCGCTGTGCGCGTCAATTCGCCTGGCGGGGATTGCTTCGAGGGTGTGGCGATCTACAACCTCATCCGCTCGCAAAACAAGCCGGTCGATGTCTTCGTCGATGGCCTGGCAGCCTCTGCGGCATCTGTGATCGCCATGTCCGGCGACACGGTCAGTGTTGGTATCGGCGCGATGATCATGATCCACAACGCGGCCTGTTTTGCTTACGGAGACGGTCCTGCTTTCCTCAAGATCGCCGATACCCTCGACAAGATCTCGCAAACGGTCGGTTCCATCTATGTCGCCAAAAGCGGCAAGACCGCGGACGACATTAAGCAGCTGATGGACGCCGAGACCTGGATGGGCGCTCAGGAAGCGATCGACAATGGCTTTGCCAACGCCATTCTCAACCAGGATGAGGAGACCTCGACACAGGCCCGCGCCCTGGTCAAGAGCTTCAATCTCAAATCCTTCAAGCGCGTTCCCGCGCAGCTCCGCCGGCAGCACGCCGCAATACCGCGCGCAGCCTCTTCGGACTGCGAATGTGATTGCCAACCCTGTCAGGACGGTAACTGCGACGGCTGTCTCAATGATCCGTGCGACGCGCCCGGCTGCACCTGCCCGAACCATGATTCGAATATCGGCAGCCAAGCACCGGACACCTTTGATGAGATTGCGCGCCAGCGCCTCAAGCTTTACGAAAAGTCGTAAATAGGTTTTTGCGTCTATCAGGCCTCGCCGTCGCGGGGCCTTCTCATCTGCAGCCAGCTCGCCGACAAGGACCCGGGTCCAAAACGGCAGAGAAACCATCGACAGCCCGCGCAGGGCGTGCCGGATGATCCTTTGCGTCTAGGAGGACGTAATGCGTAGATCGATCGAACTCAAGAACGAGAAAGGCGAGCTGACCAATCAGTATCGTCAGATTCTCGACAAAGCCGCGGCGGAGAAGCGCAGCACCAATGCGGATGAGAAGGCAACCCTCAGCAGGATGGACGCGCGTTTCGACGAGCTCGACAACGAAATCAAGCTCCACGAGCGTCAGGAAGAGCGCGAGTCCAATGGTGCAGCGCGTCTGGGACAGCGCGCCGCCGCCACCGATCCGCGGGCTGACAACAATGGCGCCGCAACCAAGCCGAAGGGTATCCGCGCCACCCAGGCGTATCACGATGCGTTTGTTTCCAGCCTCTTTGGCGGCGGAATTCCGAGCGACACCGCGATCGAGGTCCGCAACGCCTTGGCCTCCGACTCCGACGACGGCGGCGGCTACCTGGTCGCATCCGAGCAGCTGGCGAACAGGCTGATTGAAGTCGTTGACAACGAGGTTTTCATGCGCGGTCTGGCTACCACCACCACGCTCACCTCGGCTGTCTCGCTGGGCATTCCGGCACGTTTGACGGACGTCGATGATGCGGACTGGACCTCGGAGCTGCAAACCGGGCAGGAAGATCAGAGCTTGAAGTTCGCCAAACGGGAACTCAAGCCGCATCCTCTCGCCAAGCGCATCAAGATCTCGAAGAAGTTGCTGCGCATGACGTCGATGGCGGAGGGCGTTGTGCTCGCCCGTCTCGGATACAAGTTCGGCATCGCGCAGGAAAAGGCGTTCCTGCTCGGAACCGGCGCGGAGCAGCCTCTCGGGGTGTTCGTACCTTCCACCGACGGAATCGACGTGTCGCGGGATGTTGTTACCGGATCCGCCACGGGATTTGCCGCCGCGAACGGTGCCGACTGCCTTATCGATGCGCTCTACACCTTGAAGGCCCAGTATCAGCGCACTGCCAGCTGGATCTTCCATCGCGATTCGGTGCGCCAGATCCGCAAGCTGAAGGATCAGTACGGGCAGTATCTGTGGCAGCCCGGGATCACGGCCGGCGAACCCGACCGCATCCTGAACCGGCCCTTCCACATGTCGGAGTATGTGCCGAACACCTTCACCACCGGGCAGTATATCGGCATCATCGGCGACTTCTCGAAGTATGAGATTGTCGATGCTCTCAGTGTCGAGGTGCAGCGCCTGGTCGAGCTCTATGCCGAGCAGAATCAGGTTGGCTTCATCGCCCGCGCTGAGACGGACGGCATGCCGGTCCTGGCTGAAGCGTTTGTTCGCTTGAAGTGCTCCTAGCCTGAACTGACCATCGAATCCCGCGGTCTGTCGACAATTCCGCGATCGCGGGATCCTTTCCCTTCATCCATCTCATCGCGAGAGCGAGAAATCGAGGAAAGTTATGCAGCTTTCGAAAGCTACAAAGGTCACCCGCGTGCTCAATGCGACCGCTGTGGGGACCACCACTGTCACGGGTACCGCCATCGATACGTCCGATTACGATGGCGTTGTTTTCATCGCGCAATTCGGAACCATCACCGACGGGACACCGGCATTGAAGGCGCAGGGCGGAGCTCAGGCTAACGGTAGCGATGCCGCGGATCTGGCTGGTACCGCATGCACGCCGGCTTTGACCGACGATAACAAAGCCGTCGTGCTCGATCTCTATCGGCCGACCCAGCGCTACATCACGCCGGCAATCGTACGGGGCGGGGCCACCGGCGCCGTCATCGACAGCGTGATTGCGATTCAGTACGGGCCGCGCTGCAAGCCTACGACCAACGACGCTACCACCGTCGCAGTCACCGAAGCCTGGGTCAGTCCGGCACTCGGCGCTGCCTAAACTGCGGTCTTTCCTGGATGCGGAAGCCTGGCTTCCGCATCCTCTTTTCCTCTACTTCTGAACCCTGCTTTACGGAGCGAATCCATGGCCGGCATTGATATCACGCAACACGCGACCTCTGAGCCTGTTTCTCTCGACATGGCCAAGCGGCAATGCCAGGTCAATCTCGACTTTCCCGACGACGACGAATACCTTATGAGCCTCGTGTCCTCTGCGCGTGAGAAAGCCGAACTGCATACGGCGCGTTCCTATCTCACGCGGGGTTTCCGCGAGTACTTCGATGGATTCCCTGAAGACCGGTTGCCTATCCCCTACAACGTCACCTATGACATTCCCACGCGTCACGATCTGGAACCGGAAGAGCATCGTCTCTTCGAGCTCGGCCGTTCGCCGCTCCAGTTTGTTTCCGCCGTGCAGTATCTCGATCTCGATGGAAACCAGCAGACGCTTGATCCCAGCCTTTATCGGGTCGCGCGCTGGAAAGAGCCGGCACATATCCGCCATGCTCCGCGTTCATGCTGGCCGCGTCCCATTGAAGGTGTAGATAGCGTCTGGGTCGATTACGTGGCGGGCTACGGCGCTCCGGTGATCCTTTCGATAGGAGAGGGCTCGCAGGTTATCGATGGCGCGTCCTTCGCCCCTCAGACTGTCGGGCAGTCCATTGTGATTCCTGGCGCGGGTGTGGCCGGGGTCCCGCTGCAAACTACGATCCTCTCCGTCGATGACACAGGGAACGCTGCGCTTGCGAACCCGGTTGTCGCTGCCGTTGTCAATGTCTCAGCCTGGCTCGGCCGGCCCGTTGCCGCCATCGCGATCCGAGCCATGCTGATGCTCGTGACGCACTGGTATGAGAATCGCCTGCCCGTCGCCTCCGCGAGTCTTAAGGAGCTTCCCTACGCCGTCAAGGATTTGCTTGACGCCAACCGCGTGTACTACCAGGCCTGACCATGCCCGCACCTGTGCTCTTCCTCGATCCCGGTTCGTTGCGCCACTCGGTTCAGATCCAGAAGCCCACCGACACGCGCGATGCCTCCGGGCAGCCCGTCTCTACCTGGGCGGTTGTGCTCACCACGCGTGCGTCGATCGAAAATACCAACTCGCGCACCTTCAAAGAGTCCTTTTCCAACAACACGCTGGCGTCCACTTCCACCGATGTCCTGACGATCCGCTGGCCTGGTGTTGCTATCACCATTCAGCCCGGCATGCGCGTCATCTTCGGCGACAACACCTTCCTTATCCAGGCGGTGGACAACGTCCTGCGCCGCAACAAGAAAGTCACGCTGGCCTGCATCCAGATCAGCGCGGACTCGAATTGAGGTACCCATGGCAGCCATATTACCGAATCCTGGGGTCGTCAAGGCGCTCACCGAGGCGGGAGTTATTCCTCTTCATTGCATTTCTCTGGAACTGTCGATATCTGTCGGCAAGCCTATTCGGATTAAGACCGAAGTATTCGCCACAGAAGAGCAGGTTCTAGCTATCGCGGAAGTTCTGCAGGAAAACCCCGAGGAAGCGCGTGAGATCGCGAGATCGATCGCTTTTCGGTCGCGCAGCTCTGATGCGTCCGTAACGGTGGATCTGTAAATGAGCGACGAAATCGACCTGGTCATCGACACCCGCGAGCTGGAAGAAGCGCTCGGAAAGCTTGCAGTCAGGGTGCGTGGGCAAATCATGCGCGAGGCGCTGCAGGCGGGCGGCGACGTGATGCTGGAAGCGCTCGTGGAGTGCGCGCCAGAACGTACAGATGATGCGGAGATGCCTGAAGAGTTATTTCCGCTTCCGGCTGGGTTACTGAAGGAGTTCATGACCACCGAAGTGCAGGTCCCCGGCGATTCGATCCGGAGCGGTAAGGGCTACTCCCAGGTGCAGAAGCCTCGGGTAAAAGTGGGGGTGCAGGCAACTCCCCCTGTCAACGCTCCTGCCCGCGTCGGTTACTGGCAAAACAACGGCTGGATACTTACCCGGCACGCCAGCCGCTCCAATCCGAACGGTAAGCGCGGCAAACGGGGCTGGAAGGCCGGCGGCCAGATCCGCCCGATCCCTGGCAAGCACTTCTTTGAGAAGGCCTTTGATATCTCAGCACAGGCGTCCGTCGATGCGTTTCTGGGGGTTCTTCAAAGTCGTATCTTCGACGAAACCGAAGGGATTTCCTACCCCGAGAACAACTCTCGTGACGTCGATTTCGGCTAGCCTCTGCCCCCTATTCCCTAATCCCTAACCCCTAGCCCTTGAGGTCCCCCATGCTCCCTGAAGGCCTGGTTACCTATCTGCTCGCCCAGCCAACGGTAACCGCGATCATTGGCGACCGCCTGCAGCCGAACCCGCCGCCGGAACAGGTCGATTCCACCACGTACCCTTGCGTCGCCTACACCGTTCCCAGCGACGTCCCCCAGGAGCGCGCTCTCGACGGCAGCTATGGCGGCCTGCAGATGCGCATCGTCTTCGATTGCTTTGGGCTGCGCTTCCTGGACGCGGCGAATCTGGCGCGGGCCGTCAACGCGGTCCTCGATGGGTTTATCGGAACGCTTCCCGACGGAACGGTCTGCAGCCCTATCGAGGCCACGCTCTCCAGCCGTTTCGACGATGGCAGCAGGATCTATTGCTGGTCCGTTCACGCCATCGTGCACTACTAACATCCTTCGGCGGCCGCCTGGCTGCTGAACTCCATTCACCTTTCACATGTTTCCGGAGGCATCACAATGGCAAGTAAGGGCGCTACTGGCGCAGGGAGTACATTTTCCATCGGCAGCACGCCTGTTGTCGTTGGCCAAGTCAAAACCATCCAATTCAACGGCCAAAAGATCACCTACGACGATCTGACCAACCTGTCGTCGCCCATGATGGGGACCAGCACGGTGGTCATGGGTGAGAAGCTCCCGGCAAAGGCGGAGGCTGGCACTCTTGCCATCGGCTTCACCTACCTGCCCCTCGATCCCGGCTATCAGGCTCTGCTGGCCGCGTTCGAGTCGCAGGCCCTGACTGCCTTCACGGTGCAATCCGCCAAGGTACCCCCGCAGACGACCACCGGCAACTCGTTCGCATTCTCCGGCTATGTCTCCGAGCAGCCGCTGCCGGACATTCAGGTCGACAAGACCATGACCTCGAAGGTCACCATCGAGATCAGCGGCCTCATCATCGTCACCCCCGGCACCTAATCCCCGGAGCGTCCGCCCTGCGCAACGCCCTTTGAATACCCTTTGGCCAACGGGCGGTTCCTAACCGGCCGCCCGTTTTTTTAGGAGAAGAATATGCCCCGCAGAAATCCCACCGAGCCGACAGGTGAGCTGAAGCTCAACGGCGAAACTTTCACCCTCTTCTTTGACTTCAATGCGGTTGCGGAGGTAGAGGATCAGACAGGGATCCCCATCATTCTTGGTCTGAGTGCTCGCGAAGTCGCTGCGCCGCGCGTTTCACTTGTGCGGGTCATGCTCTGGGCTTGTCTTCGGCCGAAGCATTCCGATATCACGCGCGAACAAGCCTCCGCCATGGTCACGCAAAAGACCATCAAGGAGGTCTGGCGGTGTGTGTTGGAAGCCTGGTCTGCCAGCATGACGGAGCAGGAGGAAGCCGCTGACGACCCTCTCAAGGGCCAGAGCTAAGCGCGCGCCAGCTCTGGCTCAGGCTCTGGAGCCATGCCATTTATGACCTGGGCCTGAGTGAGGCGCAGTTCTGGCGCATATGCCCACGGCAACTCCACGCGCTCTCCAGCCGTTTCGACCGTCGCCAGCAGCGCGAAGATCTACTCTTTGGGATCCTGGCGGCCACCACGGCAAATTGGAGCTATCACGCACCCAAAGAAACGCTTCAGCCGTGGGATTTCATTCCCTCGCTGAAGCCGCCTCCGCAGCCTGAACCGACCGAGGAGGAGATCGCGATGCAGATTAACGCGGTTTTTATGCCGATTTCAATCTCCGCGTCGGCCGGATAATGCTACACTTCCAGCCGTAAGGGGGTAGGCATGAGAAAGCTGGTTGTTTTCCTAGCCTTCGCGTTTTCGCTCTCTGTTGCTTTTCCGCAATCAAATACGGCAACCGTCTATGTCTATCGTCCGCATAACGCCTATTGGGGCGCGCTGGGGCACCCTTTTGTTTATCTCGACGGAAGTCAGATGCAGCGTATTACAAACGGCTCATTTCTTGCTGTGACCGTTCCAATTGGGCAACATCAGCTCGCGATTGGCGATTTTCAGATTGGGCGGCTGATTGACTTCGAGCCGGGAAAGTCATATTACTTTGTTGCTACCTTCCATAAATCTGTAATGGCGAAGGATCGTCCCATGTGGTCTCTGGAGCCCTCTGATTCCGGGGATGCTGCACTCTCTATGGCAAAGTTGAAGAGAATCGACGTCAAATAGAGCTTGACAACCTGCGAATTGTGAAGCCGCCTTCGGGCGGCTTTTGTTTTGCCCGAAAGGATCATCATGGCTGCTAGCGCAAAAGTTGCTTCCGCGTACATCGACCTGGTTGCGCGCACGGAGGCTTTCGAGAGAGCTCTCGATGACGCAAAGACGCATGTGCGCAAGTTTAACTCCGAACTGCGCGCCGAGATGCGTGAGGGTAAAGGTGCGATCGCACTGCTTGGTGAGGAAGTGGGTATCCATCTCCCGCGCCATTTGCAGACGTTTCTTGCCAAGTTACCGGGCGTTGCTCCTGCAATGTCCGCAGCGTTTAACGCCGTCGCTGTCTTCGCACTTGCCGACATCGTCTTCAAGGCTGGCGAAAAGGTCGTCGAGTTTGTAAAAAAGAACGAAGAGGCGGCCAAGAAGAATGTCCTGGCATGGGAGTCGGCGAAGCACTCTATCGGCGAGTCGAACGATGAACTCGAGCTCACGAAGGCGAAACTTGAGAATGCCATTGCCAAACTGGAGCACAAGCCGCAGAACGCGCTGAAAGAAGCGATTGCGGAGGCGAGAGTTGAGGCCGACAAACTCGGCGACAAACTCACCACGGATGTTGAGAAGATTTCAGGCCTATTGAAGAGCGAGCAAGCGGGTTGGTTCGCAAGCAACGTTCTTCACCGGACCGGCGGCCAATCTGCCGACAAGATCGCTGACGAAACGCAGGAACAGCTTGCCCAGGTAGGCGCCGGGACGTTCAAGGTTGCGAATCCAAATGCGAGCTTTACGTCTTTAATGGCTTCGCGTGGCGATGCGACTGCCCAATATGCGGTGGTAATCAATGAGAATCTCGCAAAGGCCTCTGCTGAGTTGGCGAGAATAGCTCCCGAGGCAGAATCGTTTCGCCGGCAACGCGTCGAACACCCGCATATGAACATGTCCAATGCGGAGACAGATGAAAAGTCGCTTACGCAGCTTGTGGCTTATCTTCGGGCGATGCAGAATGCGGTGAAGCTGACCGGGGACGTTCAGAGTCTCACCGGAACCAAGACGGGGCTCGAAGCGGATGCAACTCTGGATGCTGAAACGGAAAAGCAGAACGCCAAAAAGCTGCAAGCTTTTGAATCGGAACTTGAGGAGGAGAAGCATCTCAAGCAGAAGTACAGCCAGAGTTTTGGCGCTGCTGATGAATTCTCTTTTTGGAATGAAAAGCTCCAATACCTTGACAGGGGATCCAAGGCCTACCTTTCCGCGCGGGAACGCGCAGATAAGGGTATGGAGGGGATGTCAAGACAGGTAAAAAGTATCCGCGACGAGGCCGCCGGCGTTGAGCCTGGCTTCACCAAACCTGGCGAGGCCGCGGACAAGGGCGATGATGTCCTGGCGGCTGCGACTGTGAAACGCGCCGAGGCGCAGGCGCAGATGAACGCGCAGTGGGCCATCGCTTCCGCACGTATCGGAGCGGCGACTGGCGCGCTTAATCCCCACCAGGTGGCGCTGATCGAAGCGACCGCACACACAGCCGAATATGAGGCCAAGATAAAGGCGCTCGCCGACGAGTTGAACCGGCTTAGACAGCAGGATCTGCTGCAGGGTGTTCTCGGCCCGAACAAGGAGCAGCAGGCGAAGGAGACCGCTCTCCAAACGCAAATCGACACGCTGAAGGGGCAGGGAAAGCTTCAGTCGGCACAGGATAATATCGCCGTCTTGCAGACCACGTGGAGCGGCATGATCAATGGCGTCTTTGATGAATTCATCAAAAGAT